GCAGAAAGAAGCTGTGAAACAAGTGTCAGCTATTGCCAAAACTTGGTCCACTGAACGGACAAAGCGAACAAAAACGTATATAATAATAAAACAAAATACATGATTCGATTAGTACCCTCAGGAAGAATCAAGAAGAAACCTGAAAGACACAGACACAAACATATAAAAGCACATTATTTACAAACAAACAAAATTATATATATATAATTATTTACAATAAATGAATGTATATTTATATTTACATACGGAAAAACAAGACTGAGTCTTGACCCAATGTACGAACAACCACTAGCCTCTAAGTAGTGGACTCTGAAGTCGAAGATAGATAAAAATTTGAGAAGGTAGGAAGAGAAACTGTAGCAGAGGATCCCGTAAAGTTATCTCTAAGAGCCGTAGCTGAAATAGCTAATGGAGCTCCCAAGAGAAATCCAAAACGGAAATCATCAGCAGCAGAATGACCAAGCAGAATGTTTGATGAATTTGATGTTATCTTATACATAACATTCGGCATTAGTGGAGAAATATTACCTGCGTTATAAAGAACAGGAGCAGAAACAACAGAGGTATTAACCCTTGAATAATAAGGAGTTTGTACCTCTGCTATTCCTTTAGTAACAAAATTTTCATATATATTCGACGAGCAGAAATCAGTGCTATAATCATTAGCTTTAATGATATAGCCTTGATCCTGCATAGTAAACAAAGCCACTTCTACCAGAGGTTTAGGTTGATCGGCAACACCGGGAACAATCTTCAGCCTTATTCCCCCCCTATAAAATGCGTACATAGCACCAATAGATGTCAACAGAGTGGGAAAACCCGATCTAGGAGTTAGTGTCCAAACAGGTAGTTTGTCAGCAGCAGTATACATAGCGGCAGGATTGTCAAAGGCATAAGCTGGATAAATCAAACTCTTCTCGTCAGAAACGTATCGCCAAGAATTTCTCTTAATCAATTCAGAAAAAGATAAGATTCTTTCACCAATACATTCTTGAGAAGGCTGTTCATCAAGTTCATGATTTCTAGACATTCCAGTTATATCCTGAGGAATAAATTTCCCCTCAACATAAGAAGAACGGATATCACGAGTACCTGCTGAAGCAAAACCTACTTGTGCAATAGGAACACCATCTAATGAAGGCCTCTCTGTCAAAGAATCTACGGGTAACCATAAAGGCGTGTTTGGGACAGCAACTTCAAAATCATCTGAGGCTTTAACCTCAACTAAAACATCTATAGTCGAAGAGACTACGGCAGAACTACTAACCAGAGGAGTTAAAGCAGAAACACAAAGTGTTCCTGTAAAGAACTGATCTGTAGTATTATCATAAACCTTAAAGTCTCTAGGTTCATAGTTGTATTTAGGACGATTTGCTGAATTAAACACATCCGCACACACTTTATAAGGAGTAAGGGAGGTAAAAGGGACTACTAAAGTAGCCTCAGTCTGGTCACGAAGGTCTACGACTACACGATAGACGTATTCATCTCTAACTATCTTACCATCCGAATCCATAACATCATCATACCCAACAAAGGGATGAAATGTAATTTGGACTCTTCCAGAATGATAGTTAGTTTTGACAAATCTAAACGTATAAACGAGACCACCTCTCCAATATTTGAAAAATCCTGTGGCATAAGCTAGCAAAGTAGGCTGCCCTGGAGCATCAACAACTGTAACGTGATTACGTATTATTTGAGGATGAACAGGAGAAGTCCACAATACTTGCTTAGGTAAGGACGTACTCGAGTATTTAAATCTAGAAAAGTAATTAGGTATTTTTAAAACATACTCCAGCGCCACCTCATCAGAAGATGTTCCGGCAAAAGGTGTTTTCAAAATAACCTCATTTCCATATTTAAGACTCAAAGGAAGTCCTTGATCTACACCATCAGCATTATTAAAATATTGAGAGGGTCGTTGAACAACAATAGTTGGCGGGATTGTAGTTAAAGGTTTGGAAAAACCTAAAGCTGACAATAACCCAGTCAAACCATTGCCAATTCCAACCAGAGGATCGGCATACTTTCCAATAGAAGGGAAAAACCCCTTGACAGCATCTGCAACTCCTCCAACAACACCCGTAACAGTGTTTGTTAAACCACTTATAGGACCTAACTGTTCTTTACCTGCTTGAGCTACAATAGCAGAAGTAGGAAAGCCTAGTTTGATGTCTTCAAAATGAGCAAACACGTTAACCTGCAATGAAGCAGCAGATGGAGTATTAAGAGGAGCATACACATGTGCCAAAAAGGCAGCCCAAGGAGTAAATTTTGTAACAAGATCATACTGAACAAAGGGTGAAACATAAGGAATCTTCAATAAGACTTCTGTTTCCTTGCTAATATCCAATTGCACATGAGGTAAAGTTATGACATTAGAAACATCAAAACTTAACATGTTCAACCTATGTAGAGGTAAAATATCTGGAACAGGTACAGCAGCTAAAACCAATCTTCCACATTGAAATGGATGAGCATTTACTTGTATATGAAAGACGGTACTAGCACTAAAAGATGTAAAACCAGATAATTTTTCTCTAATCATAGGTGACATAAGTGCATCAGGTAATTTCAAGGAAAAGATTTCTTTATTTTCAATATCACTTGTGTTCCAAAGAAAAGATCCAATAAACTGGGGTCTTTCTAAGAAATCAATAATAGAATGAGTTCGAGCATCACTAACCGATCTAACGTCACCCGAAGGCTGTGGACTATCTCCAATTAGTTGCTCAGTGATTATCGGATTATCATGTACAAAAGTAGTAATCTGATTTCGAAACTCAATACTCTCATTAATTTCTCCAGCTTGCACCTTCTCTTGAGATCTTTGTTCAAATGTAGTATCCTGAGAAGAATTTACATTCATTTGTTTCATATTTACATTATTTACAGCGAGTCAACCTTAGATTCCAAACCCGACTCGAGGTATAGGAAAATTCTGTACAGTCCCTGGATCTTGTTGGACTGCAACGCGCCATCCTGAGAAGTATGCCTAAATAGGCAAGCGCAACCTTAACTATAGCAATACTTTCGACTTTTATGTACAGAATTTTATTACGAAAGCAAGATCACATAGTCAAGTCCGTAGGATTCCATATCTCATCTGGAGACAGATCATCTAGTACAAAAGCCCTAGTATCTGCCCAATCATGAAATATAGTAGTCCTACCCAATCTCGTTACTTCACTTAACATTACAGGAGCATACTTCTCCCACTCTTGTTTCGAATGGAGAGACAACTCACGTAATGCGAATTCTATATTAGAAACAGTTGCTTCTATCGGATCATCACAACGATGAATCCAACTTGGCGTTTCCAATACAGTATCCAGGGTCAGAGGAGCGATCCATTGTTGTCTTTCTTCGTCTAAAACGAAACTTCTTTTTAAATAAGCAATTTCATCTAAAGAACGAATTGGGACATCAATCTCACGCTTATCCTCTGTTGTGTAACCAATTCCTAATTCAAGAAATACTTTTTCCAAAGTCATTTGATTGAAAAAGGATTGATAACGTTTCGGAACGGCACAAATATGGTCATCTCCATATGCCACAAAACCAAATTCTTTAAAGAATTTAGATGCAAGCATAGAAGGGCCCATTCTTGTACCGTTCCTGCGAGACAAAATAACAAAGGCCATTGAGAAAAGCATAGTAGCATAAAGAGAGTTATAAGGAGCGGTCAAATAATGCCCAGAAGGCAATGCATGACCCCACATTACAACATCTCCACCATTAATGTGAATAGAATGCCATAAACTTTGAAGTAAAACTAATCTGACTTCATCATCTTCTGGCTTCCAATCGGGAAATTGCCTGGCAATACCATTAAAAACATTTCCAATTTCTCGTAGTATAGGCACCAATTGAGAGGAATCAAATCCCTCAAAATCACCTGCTACAAAACCATCAGACTTGGATTTAAGATATCTAGCCATAAAATCCCAATCTTTACTATACACATTAGTTCCTACACTAATATGCGTTTCGTTTTTGCATTTGGTCAATACCGAGACGATACCCTGAAAATACATCTTACATACCGCAAGGTACTCCAAAGGACATCCTGAAAAAGCTCTTGTTTTATGAGCTTTCTCTCTCGGTTTCCTTTCATCTTTTAATGCATCAACAAAAACATGAGAATACCTCACGCCTTGCTTCGCAAGATCTATCACCTCCTTAACTTTTTCTTCTAATTCCACAGCCAAAGGAGTATCAAATAGGAATTCACCATCATTTCCAAAAATCTGTTTCTTACCAGTTCCACTAGAAGTTTTAAAAACCCAAGGGAAACCTGGCGAAGATTTACGTTTTATAGAATTGATAGTTTCATCCCCATCAATACCACTCATAGCCGTCTGAAAATCGTAACAAGACCGAATATTTGTATAATCAATCTTGCGACGAGCCAAAGTAGAGCGAAGGTCATTTAGAAGAGCAGCCCCACAAGTAGAAACTAACTCTTCATCCAAAGCAGTCAATGGTCTCCCATACTTTCGCATACGCTCATGCATAGGATTCCAAGGCCCAGAATCAGTCTTTATTGGAGAAAGGAGCGTAGTCCTAGTTCTTACCGGGGCTATTACTCCATGAGATAGAGATTCAGTAATTTGAGATTTGCTAGGTGAAGGAATAGCTCTTGCCTTCCCAACTAAACCAAATTCACCAGGAATAGATAAATTATCATTCCAAGTTATTGGTTCATTGAGAGGTAGTTGACTAACTCCTCCAGATTGAGATATTTCAGGTACATTGCATATAGTGGTCAGATCATGTTTTGCAAAGGAACTTAAACAATCAAGAATAAATTCCTTTGTAATTGGAACAGCATAGCCGAGTCCACCAGTTGGTAGACCAGCTACATGTATTCCACAGATCTTTCCTCTACACATAGGGTTTCTTAAAATTAAAGGAGCACCACAATCACCAGATTGAGTATCAAGTGAATACTCCCATGCAGATCTTAAGTATATATTTTGAGAATCAGGTCCCTTATAAATTAAATCAGTCTTCTCTTGTAATCTAGATCCTGCACTAGTGAATTTTATTACACCAAATCCAGGATCCTTTCCATTATCACACATAATTAGAGGTAACACAGCAGGAGATTCTATAACTCTACTAACCTCACTTGCCGAAACAAATAGGTCGGTAATATCATTATGAGACCATGCTACCCTAATAGGTGCTAATGTAAGATCACAAGGTAAATTTGTTTTATAGGAAAAAGGTTTGCTTAAATTAATCAGATCTTTAGCTAACATCTTCCAAACAGGACGATTAACAAATGGAGATTTAAAACAAACTTCAGCTTCAGGATTTTTAGAGATTCTTAACTTCATTGCAGCTATAAAATGCGTGGGAAAGGCTGCAACACACCCTTTAATAAAAAGAGCATGTCCCAACCTAACACCAGGCATATACATCGCATAGAGATTCTTCTTCGTTATTTTTCCTAAAACTTCTGATGCATTCAGATCTAAAACTCCTTGAGATTTTGTAAGAAATTCATCACAAGGTTGGTTATCAACTTTCATATCTAATGTAGAAGTTTCACAACGTACTGTGGGTCTTTGTGTATCCTTTTCACAAGATTCACATTTTACCACAGGTCGTTGTTCCACTTTTTCACAAGACTCAGAAAACGAAACAACATGAGATTCTTTCTTTTCTGTTTTCTTCCAGAACATAGTAGAGATTCCTAACCCAACAGCCAGAAGCCCCATAACTCCCCCTATAACTTTCATAGAAGGGAGAAATGGGTATTTCTCTATGAGATTATTCCATCTTTTATTCCAGTCGGAAACATGAGATTCTATTAAAGAAGGAATTGCAACAGATAGGTACCTAACTTTTGATTTTGAATCATCGCCAGGTAAATACCCTACCTGTGCTACCACTTCTTCATTTTCCAAGTCTTCAAAACGACTAGTAACGAAACTATCTATAGATTGTACAAAAGCAGATCTTCGAGAATATAAAGAACAGATTCTGTTAACCAATTCCTTATAAGATAAAGCTCCTACTATACTTCCATTATAATCAACTTCAGTGAAGCAATATATAGAAGGATCAAATCTTTCACTCTTCCAAAGAGATTCTTTATCAATTTCAGGTTTCAAAGAAACTCGAACATTGATATCAAATCTTCTTTTAAGAGCAATAGGAAAATTAAGAGATTCTGTTTTAATATCCTCTAAACGAACATTTGTACTACACATGATTACTTTACTAGAAAAGAAAGTATTCTGTTTTTGTGACAATTCCGCCATATGTAAGGGATAAGGATACATATTTGCGGCTCTAATAATTTCGAACAATTCTAAATTAGGATTGCTTGAAGTATCAATTCGCTGGCCAAAATCATCAAAAACACAACACAACTGTCCAGTGTAACCATCCCAAAATTCTTGCTCAGAATTTCGGGTATAGATCAATTTCTTCCAATTATTTTTCAGATCATGAGTTGTATCACCTGCTATTTTCTTTATAATATCGGCAGATAAAGGATAAGATAGTGTACTTTTGCCCACACCCGTATCTCCAGAAATATAAATAGTAACTGGAGGATTACGAATGGTAGACTCAGAAAACCCTCTATTCTTAAATTCCATCAAAATTGAAGAAATAATAGCAAGTAATCTTGAGATTAATGGTCTAGCTGTTACAAAAATATGACTATTTAACATTACAATACCTTCTTGATACAATGATCCTAATAAATTGAAATTAATTTCATCATATACAAGTTGAGATTCCAAATATTTCATGTAATATTTTTGTACTTCACCAGACCACTTAGTTACTGGAGATTCTTGAGTTATAGGTACATCAGATTTTAAAACATATTTATAAAAAGAGATTCTTGCGAACTCAAAAGCTTTGCTAATCAACTCGCCTATACAATCAATTCCCTGAATAGCTCTAGGAACAATTGCAATAAAGCGAGCAAATTCGCTAAGACTTTTAAGCTTAAAATTTCTAAATAAAAGAGCATTAAAAACATTTGTACAAAACCAAAGAGATTCAATACCTCCAGATTGAGCTTGAGGTGTAATATAAAGATCTAGTATTTCTCTCATATAACACAAAACATCTTCTGCGAAATATAGAGAACAAATTAATAGGCAAAATCCTGAAACAGCCTTAAATGGTAAGTAATTATATGCTAAAACTGCAGATAAAACACTAACACAAATAACGATAGCTTGAATCAGAACTTTTCCCATTGAAAACAGATCACTAATAGAACTTGAAATAAGAGAACATAATTGGTCAATTAAAGGTTGCAAACTTGGTAAATTAAATTCAACCAAAGAAAATGCAGCTTGAGATTCAGGAACAATTTGTTCTCCATTTCGAGATTTATATCTGTCTACTAGCTTTTTAAATTCACTAGGAGACATTTCCGAGATTCGAGATAATAGATCACTATGTTGTAAACAAAAAGCCTCAACTGTGGAGGGAATTCTTTGAGAAAAAGATTCTCCACTATATTGATTCTTAAAGTTAACATAGGTTCCATCAGATCTTTGTTGGAAGTTTATACTTACATCAGTTGAGGGAACTTCCTGATCCCCTGACTGAGCCAAAATTTCTTTCAGATCAAAATTGAGATTCAACGGAATAAGATCTTTGTGCAATGTAACAGTATCCTCACGGCACTGACATAGAATAGTGCTATTCACACAAGACCATCTATCTGAGATTCTCTTTGAACACTTTGCCAAATTTGTACATAATTTAGGCATCGTAGGATTTAAAACTTTAAGTCTATTCATATAAGGCTCATAATTAAAATAATACGAACTATAAAATCTACAAAAAGGCTTTAATATTCCGAGATTCAAAGTAAGTTCAGAGAATTGTTCAAATGAGATTCTTGGTTCTCTAAACATTTGTTGTAAAGATCGCTCAGAAAGAGAAGAAAATAAACATAGATCAAGCAAAGAATTAGTATAACTAATTTTATCACTTTCCCATGGATATCCTCTCAATCTTTCATAACGATCAATAACAAGTCCATTTATACAAGCCGGGTCAATATCAAACATTTCTCCAATATTTTCATAATATACTCTTTCCGAATCATATTCTGTCTTCTCGCAATTTAAGCAAGAACAGTACATCATTTCAGAAAAAGGCACCTTATAAAATCCAAAATTATATCCATAATCCAAAATAGTTCCGGTATTCTGGCGAGATGTCATTAACCAATGGTCTTTATCATCATCAAGTGCAAAATTGTACTGACGAATCAAAAAGACCGGAAACTTCACTTCCAGTTCACTAACTAAAATAGAAAGTGGACTAGAAGGTCGATTTTCGATGAATTTTTGTAAAATTTTATTCATTTCAGGGTTGGGCCAGGGTCTCTGCGAAAGAGAGATACGCCCCAATTGAAAAGAACAAACACTACACCATAAGAATGGAATTAAGAATTTTCGCAAAAATTCCTAGTAGTGCGAAACTTAACCTAAGAGGGAATGTGATACCCCAGATCATTGTCTTCCAGCAGTTTTGTGAATATAAAGTCATTTTAAGGCTCTCATCAATACATAAGTACTTTTCTGAGAGTAGCTTTCATACTTTACCCTTTTCACAAAATGCCTGCAGGTCACACAGACTATATTAGACCACTACTCCTTTTAATTGGATTCATAATCTAGTCAATCAGAAAACAAAGCATTACAACTTAGAAAAATCTAAGAGGTCAATAATCTTACAACAACAAGTAACTTCACAAATAATTGCTTTTCATACTTGTTGAGGACAGTTCATCATTATTTCTCGAAGAGCCTAAATAAATTCGGGTAGTTCGAAAAATAAATCAGTAATCTAAAACTAAACAAAACTGGGAATGCATATTAATCACACACAAACCAAAAGCCCCCGTACTACGCCCACAACACTCTCAACGCAATAGCATAACCACAAATTACGCCGGTAGTGAGTGAATTACGCACTAGACTTTGATTTGCGTGCTTTCTCGCACGCAATTTTG